AGTGCATTCGCCATTACGCATCATCTGTACTAGATTCATTATTTGACTCATACCAAAATATGAACGTCCATGTGCATCAAGCACTTGTCCGACACTAATACTTTTAGTATCATCAATGGTTGTTCCAGGAACATATACAACATCAAGTCCTCTACGATCAAACACACGTCGATTCCATTCAGTTAGTTGTAGTGTATAACGAGCTTCATAAGATTCAAGACCCATGTAGAAAAGTTTACGCATGCTTACTCCTTCAAAATATGCTTTATTGTATTACAAATATGTGAATATGTCAAGTATTTAGGCAATCGAATCGATCAGCACTAATAAACAAACAAAGAAAAATGCAAACACAAGCACTGGCGCCGCATTTGAAATTTGCTTGGTGCTTGTTGGTTGAGGCTTTACCCAATCCACTGGCATAATATCTCTATCCCAAGCATCTCGCCTTGTATCCTGTTTACGTTGGTCTACGTGTATTGCTCTTGGATCTACTTTCAAAAGTCTACATCTCTTCCGTTAATGTTATATGTGCCATGAGTGAAACCTTGATCCATTTTCTCAACTTCAGTCATGTTGTCACTGTCAATCCTACGATTAGGATCTTTCTTCATTTGTTCAAGCCTACTTGGCTTTTTTGCACTGTCTTTGCCACACACAGAGCATTCGCCTGAAACACCACCGCAACTGCCTTTTACACGTCGGCCTTTTAGGAGGCCGATACTCATGCCCGCCACTATACATAATAAGATTACCAAGCATATTAAAAATGTCTCCATACTAATAACTTATGCAACAACCATTCTCTCCATCTTCACTGACTTCGATTGTTACTGCCCTACCTGGATATTTAGCGGCTACTTCGGTATAGACATCATCCGCCATCATTTCACAACTTTTGTAATCCAAGTTAAGAATGTCTTCCTTGTACAAGTTTTCCAACCAACGTTTGAACTGTATAAACTCAATGTCTCTGTCATTGTGGAATACCGCTATTGCTACACGAAAGTGAAAGATGTGTCTATGAGGATAGCCTAAAAAACTTACGTCATACTCATCACCAGTTGCTAGTTTAGGATCATCTAGTGCGGCTGGATACTTGTGTATGCCTTCCTTCTTGAATGTAACCCAAATCTGTCTAGTTGCTTTGTCTTTCGCAGATTCAACTGCTTCACGTTCTTCTTGTATCATTTTATTACCTCATCTTTTGCATAATCTGTCCAAGGAGTAAACTTTCTCCTGTCCATAAGTTTGTGTAAACTGTGTGTCCATACACCAGGATTTGTTGCATCAAAATCAATGTCATCAATCTTTAACATTGTGTTGTAATTCCAGTGTTTGATAAAAGGAATACCAACTCTCAACTGTGGAATAAAAGTATTGTATTCGCAGTAACCTTCTTCATGAAAGTGCTCAAACTGTGATACAGGAATATCTAGTGTGCACCATATGTTATCTTTGAGAAAAGGCATAATCATAAATGTCCATTCATAATGTTCATCATCATCTTTAGGATCATATGTATGGTTAGCACCAAAGAATATGTGTGTACAACTGTGCTTCTCATATGCTTCTTTGATAGCAACTACATCTTGTACGCCAACAACAAACAGTGTCTTCATACCAAACGCAGGAGTATGTTCAACTTCAGTGCCTATAAACCATTGTACGTTTTCGTGATCAGGTCGTTCCATAGTATGCCTTTTTTCTCTTTATTATATACGAGTAAAGTGATATTGTCAAACTCTAATTTAATTTTGAATACCTAACTATATTATCAGCATCAGTTACTGTCTTATATCTTTCGATTCCTGGATCGTCAAAGATTAAATCTCCTGCTACAATTTTTCTATAATGGTTGAATTCTTTCTCTGCTAAATTTAATCCAATATCTCCAGTAAATTTTTTAGTGTATTCCCAGTCGTTCATGCTATCAATGTCAACCACAATGTCAGCCAAATTAGAATTTGGTTGTCGAGTTGCAATTTCCAGGTCTGAGATATCAAATTCCATTAGATTTTTTGTGTAAGCATTGTATAAGCAATTATTAGATGTTACTAATATTTTTATATTTTTATCAACAGCTACGTTATTAGACACCAAGTCAGGATTTACATGAGAAGTTACAATAAGATATTCTGTATCACTATTGGCTATTCGAAGTTGGCGATCATCTAGCAAGTCAATGGTATTGATCCTTTGAGTGTTCTGTGGTTTTCCTAGAGTAGGAGCATAGAATTTAACTTTGTTGTCCACATATCTATGGATTCTCCAGTATCTATTTCCGTCAATTGTACAAGCATTAGATGCATGTTCTAGGAGATTAGCAACGCCATCTCCACCGGCTCCGGCAATAAACCATACCCATATGATCATTTTTTAATCAAATAATGCATTAAACTGACTTGCACTGTTTACTATCTTTTTACCAGTAAATCCTCTAGTACCTATAATACTATCCCAAAACTTACTGTTATCTTCTATTACTTGCATACTTTTTGCATAATCACGTTTTTCAAATATCTGTTCAACTACATCTCTAAACAGTCTACGTTCGAATGTTTCATGTACTAGCATGCCAGGAAGTATACCTTCATCATATCTAACATTAGCATCTTGTACTGCTCTTATGTGTTGCCAAACATTATGACCCATAAGCAGTGCATAACTAAAACTATCCCAACTGGTCTTGCCTTCTTTGCCAATCTTATTTAGGTCGCCGGGTGCATAGTGACAAACATCTCCAATGGTAAGTCTTGAACTTATTGGAGAGTCTTCAAACTTTTCATGTATACCATCACGTAGTACAACATCACGAAAACCGTCGGTGCCATGTGCATACTTCTTATCATCAGCAGTGGCTTCCATCATGTAACTCCACTTGCCTCTATCTTCCGTACGCAGGTTGGTATACACTTGTCCGTTAGCAGTTGCAAGGAATGGAGATGCACAATCAAAACTAATAGTAAAGTTTGCATTAGCATGACGACGTACACTACGTTGCACATCAGTTAATAAACATGCCCACTCTAGTTTGCTAGTGCCTAAAAAGTGCATCCAATCGTGTTGCCCTTTTTCCAACAAGCCTTCATGTATAAGTGTAACCAAACGTTTCAATACCAAGTGTACATCACACATGTTCTGTCCACCCATACCCCAACCATCAAATGGTTTGTCATACTTGTCTGAACAAAACTTCTTCATAGTATCGTACCATGAATCTGCTTCTGTGTGGTTACTTCCTTGTAGTACGTTAAGTATCTTTAGATCGCCACCTCTACTTGCCATCCAAAATTCATTGTTGAACAGTGTAGCATCAACTGCATCTTTATAACTTTTGATTCCGCATGCTTCACTTGCTTCTTTGTCCAAATAAGTCCATGTAGGAATATCCATTGTCATACCATGTGTTGCTATGCCCATCTGCCATGCAATAACCTGTTCACGTTTCTTTTCACAGGCTTTGTCTTTAGGATCAGCCCATGCACCTGGCCACACACCTTTTGCAATCTGGAATCCACCTGAGTCAGCAAGCATGATAGTATCTGCTTCTCTGTTACGCACCATATCTTCTTTTGGCACTGTAACACTTAGGTCCATGTTGGCATGTCCAGCACTGTACAGACTGTACTTGTAAGGAAATAAACTTTCTTTACTGTTCAGCCAGTTCATAGCCTCCATGTTAGGAATACCTTTAGGCAACCTATCACCAATTATCTTGTTCTTGTCACCTGCAGGAAAACGTTCCTTGCCAATGTAACCAGCATAGAAACTGCTGATTGCAGGCAAGAATACTGCATAGTCTTTCTGTTTTAGTGTTAGGTTGTCCTGTTCGATCATCTATTTGCTTTGTGCTGGAAGTATATAATCATAAACTGCAATGCCTGAATCAACTGTAATCTTAGTTGCACCACTGTCGCTTATTCTCACAGTCTTATCTCCTGTTAAGTTCATAATTGCTATGAACTGTTGCACAGGCCAACTCCATGCTTTAGTAAGTTTGCCAGCAACGTCATGTTGAAACACAAAGTCACCTGCGTGTGTGCTATGATCACCAAACAAGAACTTTAAATGTCCATCTTCTGTTTTGGTTTGAAATGTTGTTTCTTCAGCATTTGCCTGTGCTTGCATTTTTAATCTCATGATGCTTGCAGTGGTTGGCTCAAATTCAATGTCCCAAGGCACATCTTTCATCTTTACGCCTTTTAGTTTTTCGTTAACAATTTCGCTAACCATGAACCTATAGTCGTTCTTAAAGTCACCAGCGGCGTTTTTAAAGTGTAATCCAACTGGTGCTTGTTCACCATTACGATCTTGACGCTTTACACCTATCTCTGCGTTTTCTTTGTACTCGCCAATGTTCAACAATATTTTTAGTTTTGCCAAGTTGGGCATACCAAATGTACCAATGTAGTCTGCAACAGGTGCGGCAAACTTTGCTTGCAACACAACACTTTTGTCTTCTGCAAGTCCATCAACTGATGTAGCAGTGTCTGTTCCTGTAATCTTAATTAGGTCAATACAACCTAAGTCATAGCTGTGTTCAACTAAATCTAGTAAGTAGTCTCTCATTATTCTCTCCATATTTTATTAATTGCGGCAAGGTTTTGTCCACCTCTAAGGCTTGTACGTTCGCCTGGCTTTTTTATCTCTAGCCAACTAACACACCAGTTTACTTCTTTTTCACCATCGTAGCTCGAAGCAATTTCAAAACCAACTGATTTACAGAACTGTTTAAGTGTTTTTCCATTAGTGTAACTATACTGCATTTTATCTACTTTGTCAATTGCTTTTGGATAATTACAATTATTGTAAGTAAAGAGCATCACTCCTCCGGGACTCAATATATCAAATGCTGACTGAACATAACTCTCTATTATTGCTTGTGGTTTAAAGTTAAACCAATCAGTTGCAACTATAAATTTTAACTGATTCTGTGGTAAATCCTGCAGTGGATTGTCCGAGTTATCATCAAGCACATAGTATCTTAGTCGGTCTTGATATTTTTGGCTCCACAATTGTTTGATTTTATCAAACCTCTCTGCCTTATTATCAGCGATATACAACGGATCAAGACCTATAATATTCTTAGTCAACTCGCCAGTAACTGGCCCAATTTCCATTCCTGGCCATTTGAAGTTTACATGTTTTAACATTGTTCCAACAAACTGTTCCTTGGCAGGGTCAATAAACAGATCTCCATTAACGTAATGGTGTTCTTTGATTTCAAACGATTTATCTTGATCAAGTCGGCTAATTTCCACACTTTTATCATGATAGTCTGTTTCTAGTTTAGATATCATATCTTCCAACTGTTCTATGAAACTATTTAGATCATTGTACAACGAATCTAAATTTTCTTGTATCACTTGTTGAGTACGAAACATATTTTGTTTGATATCTTTGATGTCAAGACTTTCAAAATTTATTGCTGAGTTAAACTTTGTTAGCTCTTGAAAAATTGGTCTTTCAAAATGTTTCTCATCGTTGATAGATACATTTCTTACTAGCATATTACGCCATTTTACTAAATCTCTTAATTTCATCATTCAAACTCAAATAGTGTGTTAAAGGTGTTGGTTGTATTTGTTTCACTTGCTAGATCCCACTCAAGCACGTGTAGTAGGTTGTCTATCTTTTGATCCACAACTGTTGCTTCCATAAGTGCATCATCAAATGGCAGTTCTTTGAACCATTGTGGCAAGTGCATCTCATCTGTTGGATAGCCTATGCTGGTCCAGTTTAGCGGATTGGGCTTTAGTTTGCAAACAATAGTTTTCATACCATCAATAATCTGTTGTGAATAGTTGTCGGAGTTCATCTTCTTCATGGTATTCCAATTCATACCTGCACGTACATGACCAGGCATGTTTGCACGGCCCTCACGTTCTTCACGTTTACTATACATAGTTAGATTGTTAACACGTTTAGGAGAACCTTTTTCCCAAGCAGGACGTTCTTTAAAATCAAACTTGAATGCTTTTATCATCTCAATGATCTTTTCTCTGCCAGCACCTGCAAGTACTTCAACAAGCAATGTCATCAAAAAGTCTTGTATAACCTTTGGCGTATCACTACGTTTCAAGTCCAAGCCCATTGCTTTGATCTTGCCTTGCTTGCCTTCTATGTCTAGTCGCTTGCCTTCCAGGTCAAATATGTTTACTGCATAACGTTTCTTTGTGATAAACAATCCTCTATCTGCAATCAGTTCTCTACCGCCTTTGATAATAAGTCCATTGTCTCGTGGCACATGGAATGCTTGTTCCATAAAACGTGGCCAACTATCGTTCAGTTGATCACTGATAGCATCATACAGTTGTATACAAATTTCTTTGTTCCATTCCATAGTGCCAGCATCAATGTCTTTCTTCAGTATTGGATATGCACTGAAGTACACTGAATCTGTATCACCATATATCACTGCATCACCAACGTGATCATACTTGCCTGTTATGGTCTCATTAACAAAAGCATCCATGTGATGTGCAACTGCCCTGCCTGTTAGTGTAGTTGATTGTCCAATACGTTTATCAAAGAATCTACAACCAGGATTGAGAATAGCACCATACAAACTGTTCAAGTTAATCTTCTTAACCAACTGTCGCTTGTCCAAAAACTCTCGTTCATCAGGATCAGTTGCGGCTCTTAGTTTCTTCTGTATTTCTTGTCGTTCTCTATACCAACGTGCAAGTAAGCCGGGCACAACACCTTCTTTTTCATAGGTGAATATAGTTCCATTGGCACTTAGTATCCAAGGCTGGTTACTATCAAATATCAGTTTCCATAGCTCTGCGGCACTGTGTACACTTTCTTCGCCGTTCTCCCAGTCCACTGTAATCTCTGTGCCACGTTCCTGTTTCATAACCGCAGTGTATTCAAGCGAACCAAACAATCCTTCCCAAGCCATAGCAAATGAACTTTTGTTGTTCATTTTATTTTTGATATAGTTTTCTGTCATTATAGGACGCAGTTGTCCAACAATGGTTTCTGGTGCCATATTCAATGCTCTAATCGCACTTGGATACAAACTGTTGATATCAATAGCACCAACATATTCGTGTATGCCTTTCTTAGGATATGCAACATATGCACCAGCCGCCGCAGTATCGTCATCTGTAAGACGTTGTTGTCTATTAGGAACAACCATACCTTGTTCATGTGCTTCGTTGATAATTGCTTGTTCAGTAACTGCAACCGCACCCATGGTTGTTTGTAGCAACACAGTATTAGCATGTGCTAGTTCGCTTGCCAATGCAATGAAACGTAGTTTCTTATCCATCTTGTCAAGCAGTGCAGTATCCTGTCTTGAATACTCAATAAACGTTTTAAAGTTTTGATTGTACAGTTGATCTAGTGTACCTTCATACGCAGTTTTCTTCTCGTCAAGTTCATATTCACCAATGGCATCTAAACTATAACTGTGTCTCTCTTCATATGTGTACTTCCTGTAAAGTTGCATGTAGTCCATATGCACTCTGCCGATTGTATCAAATGTTACATTCTCTGATCCAAAGCGTTCAAATGTACGTTTCTTAGGCAGTTGACTCCATAAACAAAAACGTCTAGTATCATCTTTGCTTAGTATTCTGGCAGTCCTGTTCACAAGATAGGGTATATCATAACCTTCACTGTTCCAACCACTGATGATATCTGCATCTTCAATCAAGTCTAAGAACGTGCTGATAAGATCCTCCTCACGTTCAAATAGCATTGTGTTAGGAAACTCATTGCATATCTCTTGTGCAGTCTCCCAGCTCATTGCTTTGGGAGGTATGACCAATGTGACCAACTGCTCCAGCCACTGCAAGTATATACTGATAGCAGTCACAGGATTGAAAGGATCTGCTGGTGAACTATATCCTCTTACAGGATCAAAGTCAACCTCAATATCAAAGAATGCAGTTTGTAACTTAGGTGCATCTATGCCTTTGTAGTTTTCTTCAAAGCATCTAAACACAGGATTAATATCTGATTCAAAAATGTCTTTGCCATTCTGAATACGCAGTTCCTTACGGAATTCTTTGTTGTTACGTGTGGAAAATCTACTAACAGGTTTGCCATAGATACTCTTATGCTTGCCTCTTGGGTCAGCATAGTAAAAACAGTATGAGGCAGGAAACTCTCGATACTCTCTCCTGCCATCTACACGTTCTACAACGTGTATTCTATCTTTCTCTCTGTCAAACAGTGCGTCAACGTAACTCACAGATTATAAGGTCCTTCCAGCAGTTGTAAGTATCTCATCTAATAGTTCTTGGTCTTCTTTTTCAGCAGTGTAACTTGCTTTGTGTGCAATACGTATTGCTTTCTTAAGCACACTTGGTTTAATTTGTAGTTCTTCAGCAATTGCTTTTACAGTATCACTAAGTCCTTCATTCAATGCTTCTACTTCGCTCATTACACCCATACCTTCGTTGATAATTTGTGTAAGTTTTGCTTTTTGTTCTGGGTCAAATTGGGTTGTCATGTGTATACTCCTTGTTGTATAATACATTATATAATATTGTAAGTTGGATGTCAACAACTATTTAGGTAATTGTGGCACTTTTAAAACCAGGGTAGCGATAACTTGGTTCTAGGGCAGTACCCTCCCTAGCCTAAGAATTGGTCCTAAGGCTATTCTTACTAACTAATTATCCGTTATCCTACACAGGTGCTTAAAAACTGTAGCATTTCACTGTTGCGTGCCGCCCATGGAAGAACCAACACAGTTAAGATTCCTAGTACATACCACATTGCATAAATCATAGTTGATACTCCATTGT